TCAAACCACATAACATAACCAAACATAACATAACCAAAAGATATAGTGCGTTTGCAAAACCGAATTTTGAAGATTTGAAAAACTATGCGAATGAATTGAACTTTAAAAATTTCAATCCGCAAGCATTTTTAGATTACTACGAATCCAAAGGTTGGATTGTCGGAAAAACTCCAATGAAAAACTGGAAAGCATCAGTTAGAACTTGGAAAAGAAATAATTTTAACAGCGGAGGTTCACAAAATGGCACTAGAAAAATTACAGGTACAGCTACCGTCGAAAAAGGGAAATATGAACATCTCGGAAAATAACGAAAAAGAAAAAAGAAAACAAGAAGATCGAATAAAAATCGGAAAATTAAAATTCGGACTTGTCGGATGGGAAGATTTTATATTCGAAAAATACAATATTTTTCCAGGACATAAAACTATTTTTGACGAGTGTTGTTCATTCAACCCTTGTGAAAACAATTTTTACATATTCGGAAAATGTGGCGTTGGAAAAACTCATCTCGCATATGCAACTGCTCACAAATGGTATGATAATAAATATAAAATCAAAATCATTAAACAATTCGAATTGAGTAGAATGCTTCGAATGAGAGACCCAAGAGAAGAAGAAGAATTAATCAATGAATTGTCTAAGTTCGAAGTCTTGTTAATCGACGATCTAGGAGTTGGAAAATCAACAGAATTTGCAAATCAAATTCTCTACGAAATCATCGAAAAAAGAATTATGAACCGTCAACATGGTCTTATCATCACTTCAAACTTATCCCCAGATGAATTCTCAGAAAAATGCGGTGATGATCGTATTTCTTCAAGAATCTTTGGTTTATGTGACGTTTTTAAGCTTGAAGGAGACGATTTTAGGTTAAATAATGCGAAATAGCCGAATTTCGATCAGAAATGGGTCAAATTTGAGCTTGGGGTAGTAGGGTATGAGAAGAGGTGAAATTGTCAATCTGACGCAATCCTCCATTGGAATTAGGGGTGCGTAGTGAAATGAAAAGAGGAGGGGAGGAAATGAAATTCACAATATGGCCATTCAAAAGAAAGGTAAATAGACAGCCAAAAATCCTACAAGGAGAAATGAGTAATGGGACAATATAAATTGTTAGTAATACTTTTTCTTGTTGGTGCTTTTGTAATTGGATGTATCTCTAACTTAATGGCAAGAGGATACCATGATGCTGACGGGCATCATCCGTGTAGTTTCTGTACAAGACCTGAAGCTATGGAGCAAAAAAAACAAGCAATTGTATCAATGAATTATGTGCTTAGCTTTCTTACAGAAGAAATTCTGAAATGTACAAATCTAGATGAGAAGAAAGAACTCAGGGAACTCTGTAGAAGGCTTGGAAATGTTCACTACGAAAAAATATCGGAGCAAATAGCATTGGATACGGCACGGATACGCACTGAATTACAAAGACTAAACACTCAAAGAATCAAATTGAAAAAATAAAATTGACAAATCCTGATTCTTCTGTTATACTTACCATTGTTCAGGAAAGAATTTTGGACTGAGAATGCTTGGTCGGTTCTTTCCAGTTGGTTCTTTTAATTTGTGGGTGAGAGGGACTCTCCTTCGTTTAATCACACTCATAACAACCTCGGCAAGTCAACTAGACTCTCTTGCCTACAAATCGAAAGAATTAAAACTTTTGTGGATGCTAGTATAATTAAAAATGCTTGGAATAAAAACAATAAAACAAGTCTATCCTCAAAAAAAACCAAAATGCGATGATCCTGCTTTAAGCAATCCTCAAATTCATAATAAAAAAGTTACCAAACAATTAAAAAAAGAAGAATTAAAATCTGATCGAATAGGATTAAAAGTCTTTAAGAAAGGAGATGTGTATCCTTGTGATGTTTGCAAAACTATGAGAAAAGTGGCGAATCTGTATGTAAACAAACGAAGTCAAATTGTGTGTGCGGAAGGATGCGGAAATCCTTAATTTATAGCAAAGTTATACATGTATAGCCAAAATAGCTATACCGTAGTAAATCGCACATAAATTGCTATAATTAAGCAACTACTAATTCATACTAAAATAGTTGTAAATTAGTATTAAATGAGGTCAAATGGTAGAAATTCTGTTGATAATTGTCGGAATTGTTTTTATTGGATCAATCTCAGGATGGCTTAAAAAAGCAACTAAATCTATTGAAGATATGAAAAAATAAATGGGTTCTAAATATATTTTACAAAATAGATGATATTTCACTAATTGAAGAAAAAATAGAACGTTATGATTAAAAAACAAGTAGAACCTAGGCCAAGGAAAAGTAATGCTGGACGCAAATGGTTCGATGGAAAAAATGAAAAAGAAGTAATTGCGAAATTGGAAGAAGTTTGGGAAATAGGTGGCAGTGATGCAGAAGCTGCTTTGCATGCCGATATTTCTACTTTCTCTCTTTCAAGATATTTGCAAGCTTATCCGAAAATTTCGCTACGAAAAGAAGCTTTAAAAGAAAAACCTACCCTTACTGCACGCAGAGAAGTTGTAAAAGGACTACAAAGTGATCCTGAATTTTCACTAAAATATTTAGAACGAAAGAAAAAAAATGAATTTAGTCTAAGATCAGAATTAACAGGTGCAGATGGAAAGCCAATTAGTTATACAGATATGTCAGAAGAAGAACTTGACAAAAAGATAGCGGAAACACAAACCAAACTAAAAGAATCAAAATCAAAACGAATCTTATCAGAAGATTATACTAATATTGCTGAATAAATGCTCAATGAAAAATTGCGACTACATAAGTTGTTATTTGCAAAACGAACGAAGCAGCTTGAAGCAAGTTTTTATGAGTTCGTAAAAGATGCTTTCGAAATTCTCCATAATTCAGAAAAAATTATTGACAACTGGCATATCCAATACCTATGTGAGGTTTTACAAGAAGAAGTAATCCGAATCATAGAAAACAGAAACAGAAAACAGCATCTAATAATTAACATCCCACCTAGATCATTAAAAAGTTTCATATCTACCATTTGTCTGCCCGCATGGGCATGGATAAAAAAACCAAATTTTAAGTATGTTGGTTCCAGTTACAGTGCTAATTTGTCGATTGACCACAATATGCTCTGTCGCAGACTTATTGAATCTAACTGGTACAGAGAACAGTGGGGGAATGCTGTTGAAATGGCAGACGATCAGAATACAAAGGGACAGTTTGAAAATAAAATGGGTGGTGTAAGGAGGGCGACTTCTACAGGTGGAACGATTACTGGTAGTGGTGCTGATATAATAGCATTAGACGATCCAATTAATCCTCAAAAAGCTAGGTCTGATATTGAAAGGAAGACAGCAAATGTCTTTTTTGATCATACACTTAGCACTCGTTTAAACAAGCCAGACATAGGCTTGTTCTTGATAATAATGCAGAGACTACACGAAGATGACTTAACTGGACATCTATTGAAAAAAAATCCAGATGCTTATAGACATATTTGTATTCCAGCAATAAAAACTAAAGATGTTAGACCAATGGAACTAGGAAAATTTTACAAAGACAATTTGTTCTTCCAAGAAAGATTCTCTAAAAAAAATTTAGACTCACTTAGGAAAGATCAAGGTTCTTTCGTGTTTGCAGGACAAATATTACAGAGTCCATCTCCTGAAGAGGGCGGTATTATTAAGAAAAAGTATTTTAAATATTATTCAAAAATTCCTGACAAATTTGATAGTATCATGGATAGTTGGGATTGTTCTTTCAAAGGAAATGCAACATCTGATTATGTCGCTGGAACAGTATGGGGTATCAAAGACGCGAACAGATATTTGCTTTATGCAACTCATAAAAAGATGGGATTTGTTGATACAATAAACGAGATGTTGAAAGTCAGAAAGATGTATAATGTAACGAAAACTTTGATTGAGGACAAAGCAAATGGAACTGCAATCATAGAAGTTTTGAAAAATAAATTGGGTTGTATAATTCCTTTTGATCCAGGTTCAAGATCAAAAGAGGAAAGATTACATTCAGTAGAGCCTGATTTTGAATCTGGGAATATACTTCTTCCAGTATATGACATTGCTACTTTTGAAGTTGAAGAATATGTTGAGGAATTAATAAAATTCCCTAATGGAGCACATGACGATTATGTCGATTCTACGTCAATGTTGATTTTATACACAAAATCTAAAAATACAAACACCTTAGAAGCCATGGGCTTATTGTGAGATTACTATGAAAAAGAAAAAACAAATCATAAAAAAACAGCTAAAGAAAACTGATGGATGGGGGAATGTTTATACTCAAGTAATGCAGAATGGTAAGGATAAGCGTACTGGATCGACAATAACTTATTCTATTTTGAACCAATTAGACGTAGAAACTTTATATGCCGGAGATAATATTGCTAGTAAAATCATTGATACAATCCCAGAAGAAGGAATCAGGGAATGGATTTCATTCGACAATTTGAAGCCTAAAGATAGTGAAAATCTACAAAATTACCTTGACAATCTAAAGACAAAAGAAAAGTTTGAAAAAGCCTGGAAATATGGAAGGTTGTATGGCGGAGCAATGATTCTGGTTAGTTTAAGTGATGGTTTAGAATTGGATGAACCTGTTGATTTTACAAAAATCAACTCAATCAATGCTTTAACAGTACTAAGTCGATACTCAATTACACCGGAAACAACCGAAATAGATAAAGATTTGCAAAGTAAAAATTATGGAATGCCAATCTATTACACATTAAGTAATGAAGGAAAAGGAAGAATTCATCACAGTCGTTTGCTTAGATTTGATGGAGCAACATTGCCAGAACAAATTTTTAGGGATAATTTATATTGGCATGATTCGATTTTATCTAAGATTTGGCGTGAATTAGAAGGATATTCCAATTCTCATAATGCGTTGCCTAACATTGTCACTGAATTTAAGCAAAGCATTTTGAAAATAAAAAATATTGCTGATATGTTATCAGCAGGGAAAGAATCAGCAGTAATAAACAGATTGCAAGCATTGGACTTAGGAAAAACTGTTTTCAAATCACTGTTATTAGATGCTGACGAAGAATATGATGTAAAAAGTACAGCACTAAGCGGTTTGAATGATTTGATAAATCAGATTAATATGCGTATTGTTTCTGCATCTGGAATGCCACATACCATTTTACTTGGAACTAGTCCAACAGGCGGACTCTCTGGTAAAGGAGAAAGTGAAAATAGAGATTTCTACGATAAAGTTGCATCTCAACAAAAGACTGTTCTATCTCCACCACTTAACAAATTTTTTGAGATGGTTTCAAGTTCAAAAGATTCTCCTGTAAAAAGTGAAATTCAATATAAATTTAATCCTTTGTGGCAACTAGATCAAGTGGAAGTAGTTAAAATTCACAAAACTCAAGCTGAAGCAGATAACCTTTATATTTTGAATGGTACATTACTACCTTCAGAAGTTGCAATCTCTCGTTTTGGTGCGGAGTATTCTATTGAAACACATATTGCACCAGAACTTAGAAAAAATAATGTAAGTGCAAGCGTTAAAGATGAATAATGACACAGATAAGAGAGAAGATAAAAGAACGCGAACTTTTTTTAGAAG